GTAATGTCTACAGAGGGCTGACAAAAAATGCCCTCTACCTATTGACAAGATGTTTGTAAGTGGTTACAAACACGGCAAGGAGTGATTATGAGTGTTCCACCAGATAAGTTGATGGAGTTAATGAAAGGTAGCCAAGCGGCTGCGGGTGCACCCACCCCTAATGAAATGCCAGAAGAAATGGATACAGAGCTTCCTGAAGCTCCCCCAATGGCTTCTCCCATGTCTACTCCAGAACCTAAGATGGGAAATAAAGAGGCTGCACTTATCAACATAAGTATGGCTATCGACTTGCTTGAACAATCTCTACCCGCTTTTGGCTCTGTATCAGATGAGGGCAAGAAAGCTCTCAACGCTATTCGGACGCTTTCAAGTTTGATTGGTCAGAAAAAAGGCAAGACTGACGAATTACAGCAATCTGAAATTCTTCAGTTACTGCAAACCTTGCCACAGGCGGGTGGTGCTACCCCTGAAGGCAGAGCAATGGCTCAAGCACCTATCCCTGGTATGCCGCCACAAGGCGGTATGCCTCCTCCCCCCCCAATGTAAGGAAAGAAAATGGAACTCTTCAAGCCCAGAGGCGCAGCAGCACCTCGCAAACCAACTGACAACAACCAACAAAATGGCGTTGTCACTAACACCCCACGTTTCTCTCAGTTTGGCGGCTTGAGCGCACCAAACAAATTGAATAAATCAAGCATGGCTGTACAAAAGCCAGGCGATGGTAAGCGTGTAATTTAATCGTATAAAGAGGGTAACTTTATGTCACTAGAAAATCTTTCCTTAGAAGCACGTGATGAGTTGGCAGCACTTGCTCAAACTCTTGCGGAAAATCCTGAAACTCGCAAAGACTTCTTGCGTATGACTAAGCGGGTTAAACCTGACCTTCCAATCCCCGAACTCGACATCGAAGATTACACACACAAAGCGGTTAGCCGTTCTGAAGACCGTGTGCAAGCTTTAGAAGCAAAGTTGCGTGAGAAGGAAGCGATTGAAGAACTCCAAAAGCGCAGACAATCTTTGATGAAAAAAGGTTTGATTTCTAATGAGTCAGAAGTCAGTGACGTAGAAAAAATTATGTTGGAGCGTGGTATCACTAATCACGAAACAGCAGCCGAGTACCATCAGTGGATGAAGCAAGCAGCAGTGCCTACTTCAACTGGATACAACCCAAGTGCTGTCAAGCAATTTGACTTGAACAAGTATTGGAAGAATCCAGCAGCCGCTGCACGGAACGAGGCAATGAATGCACTCAATGACCTGCGTAAACCGCAACGTCCTATTGGGTTGTAAGAGGGTAATTTTTTAAACCACGTAAGGAGGCCTTATGGCTATTGGCGGCGGCATCCTACCAGCTACAGGGTCAGCACAGTTCAACGAACTGACTTATGTAACTCGTAGAGCTTTTATTCCCAAGCTGGTTGTCCAGCTTTATAACTCCACGCCCTTGATGGCGGCTCTGATTGCAAACAGTCAGTCTGCTTCTGGCGGTGTGTCTTCTGTAACTGTCCCTGTCCAAGGTGCACAGTTTGTAAACGCCCAATGGTCTGACTACAGTGGCTCTTTTGCCCAACCGTCAGTTCAACAAGGTGCTTACAACGCTGAATTCGACCTGAAACTGATGATTTCTCCCGTGCCGTTTCTCGGTATGGAAGGCGCAGTTCAGCAAGATGCCGCTATTATTCCGTTGATTGAAGCTCGTATGAACGATGCAACCAACGTGATGATGGATGCTATGGCTACAGCCTTGTACACCAACACCACGAATACACAACAGTTTATCGGTTTACCCGCTGCTGTTGCTAACTCTGGCACATACGGCAACATTGACCGTGCCACATACACATGGTGGAAATCATCACAGTATGCCGCTGGCTCTGTTAACCCAACTCGTCAAAACATCCTGCAATACATCTCTGGTACTGTTAAAAACGGTGCTGAAATGCCTTCATTTGGCGTTTGCGGATTTGGTACTTGGACACTGTTGGCTCAAGACTTTGTCGGTCAAGAGCAATACGTTATCACCCCAGGTGCAGGTTTTGACGGTGAAACCAATGGCCCTCAAGCAGCTTTCCGTGCTTTGATGGTTGCTGGCGTACCTATTTATCCAGACCCCTACTGTCCTGAAGGTACTGTGTACTTCCTGAACACCAACTACTTGTCTCTGTACATCCATGAGCAAGGTTCGTTTGTGTTTACAGGTTTTGAGTCCACACTTCCTAACTGGCAAATTGGTTATGTTGGTGCGGTTTTGATGATTGCCGAATTGGTGAACGTCAAGCCCAAAGCCATGACCAAGGTGACGGGTTACAACTACCTCTCACTGTAAGGAGAAAAAGACATGGCTTTAGCAATGAACAAAATCATTCTGGCGAATGCAACCACCAACACTGCTGGTGCTTACTTTGCCAATGTCTCTCTGACTGCCGCTAACGCTGGCACAGTGATTCCTGCTGGTACTTACATGCTGTTTCCCGCTGCTAACGTAGTGATTACTGCAAATAACGGCTCATCCATCACAACCTTGCTTGCCAATAACACTGGTGGCATGATTTTGTCTGATGGCGTGAACGTGTTTGCACAATCTACTATCGCTGGCGCAGGTGCAGTTACTGCATTGACCATCAATGGTGGTATCAACGCAAACAGTACCTACACAACATAAGGAAACAGTATGAATGCGAATCATGTAGGGTCACTGTATCCCGATAGTTTTGGTAATGTTTTGATTGGGCACACTTCTGCTCCCATAGGTATGGGAACTACAGGTAATGCCCGTGCAACTATTCCAACAATCGGTACAAACTACATTGTTCGCCGTATTACTGTCCAAAATGCCAACGGAAGTGTTGCTCTTGCCAACGTCACTATCATTAACAGCAGTGATGGTGCTTTGGCAAACGCAGTTTCTAATGCAGTTGTATTGGCAAATATCACAGCAACAACAAAGTATCAAGATTTGAACCTGACAGCAAACACTGCCACAACAATCTATTCTGGTTCTTTGTTTGTGTGTGTCAATACAGCCGCTGCCGCAAACAACACAGTTGACATTGCAGTGTACGGTGACGTTGTATCTCTATGACAGAACTCGTTTATGTAACCAACAACACCAACAAAGACCTGTACGCTGAGTACAACTATGTTGGTTATGATTTTCCTGTCGGCAAGACAGTAGAACTTACTGTACCTGCTGCTAGACACATGATTGGTTACGGAGATGAGGACAAAGAGAAGTATCTAGTCCAGTTGGGCATGATACGTCTTCATAGCGAACTTGAAGAAGCAATGGAAACTTTGAAGAAAGTAAATATTTCTTCAGAACCTCCAACAAAGAACCGCTCGTTACCCTCGGCGGTTGGCGTAGTACCCTTACGGATTGAGAAATCCGTTGGGGGAAAGGTCAATCAGAGGGTTGCTTAACATGAAGGTAACATGGCAACTCTCTCTTCCTACATCACGGAAGTACAGCGTTTATTGCATGATGCAAACTCTGTCTTCTGGTCTACCTCGGAGCTAACGGACTACATCAACGATGCCCGTGAGCGAGTAGCGAGAGATACAGGGTGTTTACGCACCCTGCAAATAACTGCCACTCCAATTTCTAGTACAGGTGTACCCGCAACCGTGTGGACTGCGGGTGCTACTGTTACTGCTGGTCAGTTTATATTCAACAATATCTTCATCTATGAAGTGGTAACTAGCGGTGTTCTTAGCACTACACCACCACCCTACCCTGCTTCTGGATACACTTTCCCACCTTCTACCCCATTTACAGATGGCACTGCCACCTTGCAGTATTCTGGCCCTGCGGAAATTATTCCCTATGCCACTATTGCTACTGGTACAACATTAGACATTCTGAACGTCAACGTTTATTGGGGTAACAGCCGTATTCCACTACGATACTTGCCCTGGTCAAACTTCAACGCTCAACTGCGTTACTGGCAAAACTATGTAGGTAGACCTGTGTGTTTCTCTGTTTACGGACAAAACACCATCTATGTTGGCCCTGTTCCTGACCAAGCCTATGTGGTAGAGATAGATAGCACTATCTTGCCTACTGCGCTAAGTTTGAACACGCCTAATGCTAATGACCAAATACAAGACCCCTACACTACGCCTGTAGCTTTTTATGCGGCTTACAAAGCCAAGTACAAAGAGCAGAGCTATGGAGAAGCTGAGATTTACAAGCAGGAGTATGCGAAGCAAATCCAGGCGGTGTTGAACTCTGTGTATACACGCAGAATCCCTGACCCCTACTCTACGTTCTAATCATGGCAGCAGCAGAGCAAAAGAAATCTTATGCTGTCTATAAGAACTTCAAGGGCTTAAACACTAAGTCCAACAGGACAGCCATTGATGACGAGGAATTCTCGTGGATAGAGAACGCCATGCCTATTGGCTTTGGCAACATCAAGATTGTTCCTGCTCAAGTCACAGTTAAGGATGGCGGTAATAACGCTATTTCTTTTGGTAACACAGTCACTACTCTTACCAATACCAATCTTGGATTATTGGACTATTTGTTAGCTTTCCAAGAAGATGGTAGAGCGCAATATGTAGTCATAGATACAGGAACAGTTGCAAACGTTGCGGTTACAGGAACTTTCTCTTCTGCCAATGTTTCTACAGCCCAATGGAAAAACGAAGAAGTATATATAGGTGACCCCAATAAAGGACTCTTTTCTTGGGATGGGACTGACTTACTTAATGTTGGTGGTGTAGGTAGGATAGGTTTGACTGCTAGAGGCTCTGGTTACACCTCTGCGCCAGCAGTTACCATCTCTGCGCCTAACCAAGCAAACGGAACACAGGCAACAGCAGAAGCGACAATCACGGCAAATGCGGTAACTTCTATAGCTGTTACAGAAGGTGGTAGCGGGTATACCGCTGCACCATCAGTGACTATCACAGGCGGTGGTGGCAGTGGTGCTAATGCTATCGCTCAACTGTTGACCTTCACCAAAGGTGCGCTATATGTACAAGTAACCAACAGTGGTTCTGGTTATAACCCTGCCTCTCCTCCCGCTGTTACTATTACAGGTGGAGGCGGTGCAAACGCAGCAGCTACTGCTATCGTGTTTGGTAATGCTGTTACAGAAGTCATCATGACGAATGTGGGCAACAACTTTACAAGTGTTCCTACTGTCACCATAGCTGCACCACCTACGCCTACAGGCAACGCTAATGCAACTGTTATAGGTGTTCCTAACCTAGATGAAATATCCAGTGTTGCTACCTTTTCTGGTCGTGTATGGGTGTCTACAGGTCGTACAGTAACTTATTCTTCTTCTACAAGTCCTACTGATTTCACCTCTGTTTCTGCGGGTGCTGAGACTATTACTGACTCTACGTTGCGTGGAAATATCCAGCACATGGTGTCTGCTAACAACTTTCTCTACATCTACGGAGAAGATAGCATCAACGTCTTTTCAGATGTACGGGTTACCAACACAGGGGATACGTTATTCACAAACACAAACGTGTCTGCTTCTGTTGGTAGCAAACTGAAATATGCTGTTTTCCCATACTTCCGTTCTGTGTTGTTCATGAATAACTACGGGGTGTATGCGCTCGTTGGTTCAACAACAAGCAAGATTTCTGACCAGCTAGATGGTATTTTTCCGTATATAGACTTTTCTAAGCCTGTAACTGCTGGTCAAGTTTTGCTCAACAACATCTTGTGTGCGGCTTTTAACTTCTATTTATTGCCTACTTTCCCAACAACAACGGGAGACAGGTTTGTACAGTGCGTGTTTTTTGAGAAGAAGTGGTTTATCACCAGTCAGGGTGCATTACGTTATTTGTCATCTGCACCTGTCGGTGGCTTGATAAACCTGTATGGAGTGACAAACACTGCACTTTTCCGTTTGTATGGAGATACAACGGCAAATGTTTCTAGCGAGATACAAACTTCTTTATCTCCTATGAAAGACCCCATCCGTACCAAACAGGCGTTGAAGTTTGGTATTGAGGCTACTCTTACTACAGGCGGTACGTTTAATGTGACTGTGGATAGTGAGAGTGGCTCTAGCCCTGTGTATACCTTGAATAATAGTGTCACTTGGTATAACAATCAAAATGTTACGCTTACATGGGTGAACAATTCTTCTAATACTATAGGGTGGTTGACGAGTGCGGGGTACGCCTTGTATAAGTCAGATGCACAACAGTATGGTAAGTATTTGGGTTTGACGATGACTTCTTCTGACCCTGCATTTGCCGTAAACACAATCGAGTTTGAACACGAATTGAGAGTGAGGTTCTAATATGGCTGTTCCTAATATTTTCGGTACTGCGACTTCGGCAATCCCGTTATCGCAACTTGACCAGAATTTTGCTACTGCGATTACGCTTGGCAACACTGCTGTTTATCTTGGTAACACAACCACCAGTCTTGGTAATGTGACGCTCACTAACGTCACTATTAGCAGTGGAACATCAAACATTGCGGCAAACGTAAGTACCGCAGTTGGTTTATTGCCACAAGCCAATGGTGGCACAGGCACAACCACTGGCTACTACGGCTTCAAGAATCGCATCATCAATGGTGCAATGGTGATTGACCAAAGGAATGCGGGGGCGAGTGTTACCAATGCCGTAGGAGGCAATGTCTATGCTGTGGATAGATTTGATATGTTTGGTAGTCAAGCATCGAAATTCACAGCGCAACAAAATGCCGCATCAGTAACTCCGCCTGCTGGTTTCAAAACCTATCTTGGTATTACATCGTCATCGGCTTATACAGTTGGCGCTTCTGAAAGTTTTTCAGTACGTCAAAGAATTGAAGGATTTAACACAGCAGATTTAGATTTTGGTTCTGCGAGTGCATCCACCATTACGTTTTCTTTTTGGGTGCGAAGTTCTTTAACTGGTGCTTTTGGTGGTTGCTTTTACAACGCAAATGGTGACCGTTTTTACCCTTTCACATATAGCATTTCATCTGCAAACACTTGGGAGCAAAAAACAGTAACAGTTGCTGGCGACACAACAGGAACATGGGCTGGAGCAACAAACGGCATTGGTTTGGTTGCTCAGTTTTCATTAGGAGCTGGCGCTTCTGTCAGTGGAACTGCTGGAGCTTGGACAGGTTCTGCCGCACTTCAGCCTACTGGTTCAACCAGCGTAGTCGGCACAAATGGCGCTACTTGGTACATCACAGGCGTACAGCTTGAAAAAGGCTCAACAGCAACTAGCTTTGACTACAGACCTTTTGGGACTGAGTTGGCTTTGTGTCAAAGATATTTTTGTTCTTCATTCCCGTCAACTGTTGCTCCCGCACAAAATACAGGAACTGCCTACAATAATATGCCTTTGGTGAACGCTACTATTGCTCAATATTTAGCATCTCAATTTTTCTTTCCAGTAGCAATGCGTTCTGTACCAACAATTACTTTATACAACCCATCTGCGGCTAATGCTCAAGCACGAAACTATTCAACAGGCACAGATTGTTCATCAACAAGTGCAGCATCAGGAAATAATAATTCTTTTTATATCGTGGCAACTCCTCCTGCTTCGTCAGGGGCAGGTCACACCATAGGGGTAAATTGGTCAGCTTCAATTGAGTTATAAACATGGAAAACTATAAATTACCTTCTTCTATTTTGAACATAAAAATGATTCAGCGTTTGTCAGACGGCGCTTGCATTCCATTCAATCCAGACAACACAGACTACCAAGCCTACCTAAAGTGGCTTGCAGAGGGCAACACACCACTACCCGCAGATGAGGTGACAGAATAATGGGAATTCAAGCCTTTACAAGGACAGGCAACACTGTCACTTTCCTAGCGGCTACAACAGCACCTGCGGCTGTACAGGCTGTATCTACTACGCTTGGTGGTAATCAGTACCGCATTATCAATGCTGGTTCTATTACTGTCTTTCTAGGTTACGGCTCAGATGGAGCTAGTGCAAACAGTAATGCCGCAGTCATTACTACCACAGGCACATCTATTCCACTGTTGCCAGGCACAGATGAGATTCTATCTTTCGTACCCAACGCTTATTTCACAGGCATTACCGCTAGTAGCAACGCTACTATATACGTGACACCTGGCGATGGTTCATGAGGTAAACCATGTTAAAAACAGTCAGTTCCTCTCTCAATGTTATAGGCGCACTCAATTACAAGGGTACATGGGATGCTGCCGCCAATAATCCTGCTCTTGCCTCTAGCGTAGGTACGAAGGGGGACTACTATGTTGTGTCTGTTTCTGGTTCTACCAACCTTAACGGCATCACAGATTGGGTGGTAAGTGACTGGTGTGTATTTAACGGTTCTGTATGGCAAAAGGTAGATAACTCTGAGATTATTTATGTCAGCAACGTAGCTACAGGTACAGGGCTTATAGGTGGCCCTATAACGTCTACAGGCACTGTATCTTTAGCAAACACTGCCGTGACTATAGGCACGTATGGTGGTGCTACTAATGTTGCTTCTTTTACTGTAGACCAACAAGGTAGATTAACAAGTGCTTCTAACGTCACTATTGCTATAGGCAACAGTAACTTACAAAACTCTAATGTCGTTATTGGCAACACAACGATTGCGTTGGGTGGAAGTACAGCCAATTTAGGCAACGTCACTATTTCCAACGTCACCATCATTGGTGGTACTACCAACGCTGCTGTGTTTAATTTCACAGGAAATACGACAACTACAGCGACATTTGGAATAGCAAGTTTGCCTCTGCAACCTGCTGGATTCATGCAAGTCAATCTTAACGGGACAGTAGTAAAAGTCCCCTACTACGCTGTCTAACATGGATAACCAACAAATCTTCAACATCGTAGTCAGCATAGCTGGCTTTCTTGCTGTGTATATCTTTAATAGCACAACAAAACAGATTCAACGTCTGGAGGACAAGTTAAATGAACTTCCTAAAGAGTATGTAGCAAAAGATGATTACCGCTCTGACATCACCGAAATCAAAAGTATCCTTAAACAAATCTTTGACAAGCTAGACAACAAGGCTGACAAATGA